AGAGATGCCAAACTTGCTGAGACTGATTGGACAGGAATGTCTGACGTAACGATGGCTGATAATATGGCTACCTACCGACAAGCGTTGCGTGACATCACGGCGCAAGAAGGCTTTCCTAACGAAGTTACTTGGCCTAAAGAACTTGTGTCAGAAGTCGTTTAATGAGTCTAGTTGATTACGCAAAGACAGAACGACAGCGCGAAGCAATACAAGTCTGGGAAGACTGCGGTCGGAATGGTGCGCGAGCGGCGGGAATACTTAATATTTCGCCGTCAACGCTTCGAGATCACGTTACCGCTGTTAGGAGCAAGGCATCTGCTGCGGGTTACTCTGACAACTGGGATGCTAGTCGTCATGTTCCTGAAGGCGAAATAGTTATCGGTCGTAGTATCTACACGACGACCGACGATGGCGAGAAGGCGTGGTTAAAGACCCGCAGAACAATGACCGAGGCAGCGCGAGATAAAGCACTGCAAGGTTTTGTTGACGGTTTGGTTAAAGGCGTTACACCGTACAAACCAAAAGCCAAACCAAAGATAAAGAAGTTTGCTTCTGATTTATTGCCTACGATAATAATAGGTGACGCACACTTTGGTATGAGGGCTGACGCGAGAGAGACTAAGGAGCAGGACTACGATACTAAGATAGCGGCTAATTCTCATCTTGAGGCCATAGACTATCTTGTAGATGTATCTACAGCTTCTGAGCATTCCTTGCTGGTAAACGTGGGCGATTTTATACACGCTAACGGATCGGCAGGAACTACTTTTGGCGGCACTAGGTTAGACGTAGACACTCGAATCGAAGTGGTGCTAGAGACTGCGGCTCAGACGTTTATTTTCGCTATTGAGAAGATGCTTGCTAAGCACAAAAACGTCTCTGTAATTATGGCTCGTGGTAACCACGATTCGGACACGGCTATTGCTTTAGCTTTAATACTAAAGTTTTATTACCAGAAAGAGAAAAGAGTTAACATATTAGATCCTCACGGATTTTTTCATACACTCAAATTTGGGGAAACATTATTGGCGGTACATCACGCTGACAAAATTAAAGCGCCTAAACTCGCAGCTATCTTGCCAAGGATGTTACCTGAGCAATGGTCTTCTACTAACTACCGAAAGTGGCTAGTAGGACATATTCATCATCAGAACGCGATAGAGACTGATAATGGTGTTTTCGTGGAAAGTTTCGGGACGTTAGCTCCTCCTGACTCTTACCACGCAAGTCACGGCTATTCCGCATCTAGCGTAATGACGCAGATCACTTTTCATCGTGATGGAGGAGAGGCGCTTCGTCACATTTACAAAATCAGAAACTCGCGCAAAGTTCCTGACCTGACATTATAGGTGTAGTATGGATTATCAAGTTATGTTTAACGTCACAATAGCACTCGCAGGATTTGTTGTCGGTTGGTTAGTGAACCGAGTCTTTGCATTACTAGATAGAATTGATGCTGACATGAAATCTATACCTATAATGTATGTAGCGAAAGAGGATTACCGTGATGACATACGCGAAATCAAAGAGATGCTTGGCGCTATCTTTAAACGACTTGACACTAAAGCTGACAAATAAGGTGCTACTATGAGATACGTTAAAGTAATAGGAAAGTTTGCCAAGGCTAAATTCATGAGCGCAACTGATGAGCAAGCTACTATTGCCATATTGCTGGCTGTTTTTTTTCTTATCGTGTTTGCGGTGGCTTAAATGTTGGCAATGTTAGGATCGCTTATTGGGCCAGTGTCTGACTTATTAGACAAGGTAATACCCGATAAAGATCTGAAAGAAAAGTTAGCGCATGACATTGCGACTATGGCAGCTCGTCATACGAACGAGCAAGTCAAAGCACAGCTAGAAATTAACAAGGTCGAAGCTGCTCACAAAAGCATCTTTATTGCAGGCTGGAGGCCAGCAATCGGCTGGATATGTGGACTTGCCTTACTGTATTCAACAATAATATCTCCAATTTTAGGTATCTGGGTTACTGTCCCTGAAGTAGACACATCGCTTTTAACTACTGTCTTAATGGGTATGCTGGGACTTGGAGCTATGCGTACATTTGAGAAAACAAAAGGTGTGAGCAGAGAAAGATAATGGACAAGCTAATTAAATTGCTCAAGAGACATGAAGGCGTTGAGACGCACGTTTATTTGTGTTCAGCCAACAGACAGACAATCGGAGTTGGTCGCAACGTGGATGCAAGAGGCGGTCTAGGAATCTCTCCTGATGAAGTAGACTTTCTTTTGTCTAATGACATTGTAAGATGCGTTAAAGAGATCAACAAAGAATATGTCTGGTTTGGCGACTTAGATGAAGTTAGAACTGAGGCAGTGATAGATGCGTTTTTTTGCTTGGGCGCTACTAGATTTCGTGCGTTTCACAAAATGATTGCAGCCTTTGAAATAGCTGATTACAAAGAGGCGGCTATTCAAATGCTAGACAGCAATTTCGCAAAACAGACAGGTAAGCGAGCTATTGAGTTAGCTGAGATGATAGAAACTGGTTCGTATATTTAATGGAGCAAGCCTCCATAGTAATGCGTTGTTTGATAATTTAAAAATTTATCACAGACCTCATCATTGCTAAATATAAACTCATCCATATTAGCTAAGTTAAAAGCAATAGTAGCTATGTAGTTCAAATCATTCTCAGACATTCTTCCTTCTATTTCCTCAAGCCATTCTTCTATTTGTTCGTTGCTTTTGATATTAAAGTCTAATCGCTTCATTTCAGCGCCTCCAAGAGCAACGGCAAATCGTAGATACTGGTCAAATGCTTATATTTTAATATTCTAGCATCTTGTTTTATCTTTCTTACGGATATTTTCTCGCCTGCTTTGTAGTCTTTTGCACACTCTGTCTGCCAGAACCAGAACTTAGCGCAAATGCCCATTATGTATACTAAATTCTCAGTATAAGACACAGAAGCAAAAGCATAGGCATCGCAGTCTTGATTCTTTAAATAGCTGGTAAGTAATGTGCTGTTGTTTTCTCCTACTCTGGAGAACCTAGACGCACTGCTCTTTACGTCTAATTTTACGCCATTTACAAGGAAATCGTAGTCATAGGTATCATCATGGCTGTAAGTCATCCCAAGGCTTGCCAGCGCCTGAGATACAGCCAATTCGCCTATAACGCCAGTGGCATACGAGTGTTTATTAACAGATCGTCCATTAAGCGATTCAGGACTATCGGCGGCTATTTCGTGCCACAGCGGATCTATATCAAGTCTTGCTGTTTTCAAAGGTAGGCCACGGCACATGAATGCCCATCTTGTCACCGAAGTGACGGTTTAAAGTCTCATAGACCTTAACGTAGTCTAGCTTTTCTGCGCTGGAGGTAGAGTCCTTGCCTGTCATAGCTTCCTGCACAGGCTTCCAGAGGTGTTCCTTAACTCGTCCCATAGTCCAATCAATAGATGCCTTATGCTCTAAGACCTTCTCCATTCCTAAGCCAGCGGCATTGAGTTCATCAGCCATTAGTTGACACCAAACGTGGAGCGCGGAGTTCTGCTTCAAGCTGCGCTGCTTGCCAGTAGCCCATTTGATTACGAGGTACTTGTCCTTAGCATACAACTCGTCAATATGCTCTTTGAACATCTTCATAGCGTGGTCTGAATTAACTATCCAGTGCTGGCCTTCATTTATACTCATATCAAATATATCCAATGAATTCGATTCGTCCGTCATTGCCTTCTGCTCGCGCTGTTTGGATTAGTGCAAATTGCTCACGGTAGTGCTTGGCAACATCCTTGAGGTTCTTTTTATAGTCTTTAGCAAGGCTAATGTTTTCGCGCTTCTCACGCAGGATACCAATAGCCTGTTCGCCTAAATGAGCCTCAGCCCAGCGTTGGAGGTCATCAGGATTGCTGCCTAGCTTCTGGTGACAGCCAAAGCAATGGGCAAAGGCGTTCATCGGATCAAAGCGTACAGCGTAGGCTCTGCGTCCAAAGTAATGGCTACAATGGAGTCCTTGCGATCCTTCCTCATACTGTGTGCCGCAGGCTTCGCAGCACCAGTTAGTTCTGGATCTGACGCATTTACTAAACATAGTATCTGCCGCAGTTATCTTCATTCGCGCACCTTTAAGATTAAGTAGCGTCTTGCTCCTTGATCTGAAAATTGCTTCACCTTGTAAAGATCCTTGTTCTTTCGCAAGAAGCTGCTAATTGAGTGGTAGGCAATCCTCATGTCATCGTAGTCGTCAAACGACAGAGCTTCGCTCTCATCTATATCAAGCCATCGCACAACATACTTGCTGCGCGATGCTACTCTCTTGATGCCTTCTTCTTTAAGATTGATTACCTTCATTAGAATGGTATGTCCTCAAAACTAGATGGAGCTGCTGCTGGAGCTGCTGGAGCGCTGCTCATAGGAGCTGACCACTTCATTGAGATGTAAGGCTCACCGCCGCCTTCAGGCGTGTTCTTCCAACCTTTCAAGGCTATCTTGCCGCCTTTGTTGAGTGACACCTGACCGTTGTCCAGAGCTGTCACAAGCTCTCGCAGGACTGCTGGATCAATTTGACCGTAGTATCCGTCATCATATGTAGACTTATTGACGCTAGTTAGGGTTTTGAATGCGTTGCTCATTTAACTTCTCCGTTTCAGTTTTAACAATGTTGGCGGCTGCTATAAGTATTTCGGCAGCTTTGTCTATTAGTTCATTATCGCGTTTGACTTCAATAATTATTGGCTTCAGGTCTGGGTGATAAGACATGAAGTAATACCGATCTAGGTTCATGACGTACATCGTGCCTTGAACCTGTTGGATGTACTCAGAAGGCAGCTTTTTGGAGCGCATATACCTAACGTGAGTGTTTGCCTTAGGACACTTGATTTCAACTCCTGTGTCGGCAAATAGGCCGTCTGGCGAGCATCCTATGTCATGATCATCGTGCATATGGAAACCAACTTCTTGAACTGTACAGTCTAGGTACATCTCAAAGTTAGCTCTCGCCTGCTCTTCTAACAAAGAGCCACGCTCCATGTCGTAGCTGGTGTAGGTATCCATAGGCTTGCCCATTAGGCGTTCAGCTATCACTTGATTCAGGTAAGTCTCTCTCACGCCTGATGCTGTCTTCTCGCCTCGGCTCGTAAACAAAGATTTCATATTTGAGGCGCTGATATAACCGCATCGGGCCTGATGCCATTCTGGCGTTCCTTGCTGGCAGTAAATCACTTTGGTCATGACGTATTCTCCATAAAGAATTAGCGAAACAATGCAAAGCTATACACTCTTTGCACCAGCGATTGCTGCGCGGTTTAGACTTCGCGCAGACATCGCAGGTTGTTTCGGTCTTATTCATTGAGCCTTCTTGTTGATAATAGCCATTTCAAGCTGGTCAGCCTGATCAAGACTCAGTATCCAAGTCTCAGCTCCTACAAGTTTCAACGCTCGCTCTTCGGTAATCTTAATCTCTGCGAGGTCTTTCTTAATCTTAGCTATGCGAGAGTCAGAAGCTATCTTTGGCTTTTGCTTGCGGTCACCGTTAGTGGCGCGGTCAGCATCATCATCTAACTTCGGATCTGATACGAGAAACAGACTGCAAAGAAGATAGCGCTTAGCGTAGGTGTAGCAGCCGCCACAGGCTTGCGCGTCACGCAACTTTTTGTCTACCAAACAGTCCTGAGTAAACTGCTGACCGCTAGGCATATGTTGCATCCATATTCTAGTACCAGCGGTTTCATCACAGTTGATGTCTTCAAAGCGAAAGAAGATATCTTGCTCAGATAAGACTGTGTAAACAGCAGGCAACAGGTCTTCTAGCTTGTGGTACTTGTGACCATTGGCAAAGCCGTTAATGCCTGATTTCTTAGGAGAGGTGAAGTTTGTTTGTGCGGCAAAAAAAGCCGTCCAGAAGTGATGTTTTTCCATTTTTAGATTCCGTCAAGAATGAATGAGACTAGAAGTGTACAGAGGTTATTTGCAGGTGTCAAACAAATAGGTGTGCAGACAGCCCGAAGGAGAACGGCTTGCTGACGGAGGACAAGATATAGTGGCTTTAACTATATACCGCCTGCACATATGGGTATTGTACATCACAATCGTTTTGGAGTATATTGGCAATCCGGTGTGATAAATCCTGACCGTAACTCAGCGATATGGCCTATGGGTAGCCTGAAACACCCAGATAGCGCAGTGTTCCGAGAATAGATGGGATCGCGCCCAACCAGCAGAGGACGGGCGGCAAACCAGTTTAGTGGACACAGAGGTGGCTTGACGCAGCAATCACGGATGATGAAGCGTTCTGGCAATAGATACACTGCGGATCATGCTGAAATCTAGGACTAGGTGTCCCAAACCATCTAAATGACTTTTTTCTCCAAATAAGTGTGAAATAAGTGGACACTGTGTGTAATTAGTGTAGAATGCTTTACATGGAGTCGCACAACGCTGCTCATCTGACGGAGAAACATCATGAACAACGCACAAGCCAAAAAAATCGAGCTAATTCAAAGACGCACAAGCACGGCAAAAGTGAGCGAAGAGCGTGGGTGCGTTTTTGTTAACTGGAACAACGGCCAAGACCATCCGTTTAATAAGTATAGTTATATGGCTATGATTGGTAAGCGCGGCGGCGTTAAAGTTATTTCAACAATGGGCGGCCTATTATCAATAGACGATAAGAGTCACGCCAAGACTCTCGCAAGTCTAGCTCTTTTTGACCTCAACATTCGTGGCACAATCGCTCTAATCTGATAACAACAACCGCGCCTCTTCGGAGGCGCATCACTCTTGACGGAGATACAACATGATTAACGCTACATATTACTGGCTTGAGCAAAAGACCTATAACAAATCTAAAGGTCTTGGCGTTTGGGAATGGACTAAAGTTTCACGCGAAACAACTGATAAAGCTGAACTCGAAAAGCGAATTCTTAAAGAAAAGAACGGTTATTTGGAATTCATCGAGCGTGAGTTAAAGGTAGTTACGGATAAAGAGGTGCTTGCTCACCTTAATAATCTTAAAGATAATTTTGAGTTTCGCATTGCCGAAGAAAACAAAACATTTACACACGCCTCTCATTACGGCTACAGCGATGTTAATGCTTACGAGATAGTCAAGGTTATCAGCGACAAGACTATCGAGGTCAGGAAGATGGACACTAAGCATGACATCTCTCATCTCAAGCAGTATGCAGGTGGTTTTGCTGGACACGTTGCAGATCAGCGCAATCAGAAAGTGACCTACGCAAGCAACCCGAATGCTGAGGTAATCCGAATTAGGCGCAAGAAGCACAATCCAGAAGAATGGGGTAAAGGAGATTTGCGTTTCGGTCTGAAAGAAAATCCTTACGCTTTTTATGATTACAACTTCTAAACCAACCGCGCCTCTGCGGAGGCGCATCACTCTTGACGGAGAAAACGTATGTCTTTTAGCTATACTCAGATCGTTGCGAAAGTAGAAGAACTTGGCTTAGACCCATATTACGACATGGACTCTTTGCCTGAACCTGACCGTGATGACATCCTTGATCATCTTTTCCTAGCCTGTGATGCGGCTGATAACCTTGACGCTGCGCTGTTCACGTTTATGGACGGCTCTGACGCTGCTCGTATGATTGTCTCTCTCGCCTATGGCAACCTCGAAGAAGTAGGCAAGGCGCAGAAAGTCTTGCAGAGAACCTTGATGGACACTGCCGCAGCTTACCTAAGAACAGCCGCTCGCAAACATTATCAGTTGGAGAAGTAACATGATGGAATTTAACTTAGATCAAACAAATGAGCTGCTAGACGCATTAGTCATGGGCAGCATGGTAGCTAACTATCCTGAGTTCGTTGAGTCTTACGGTCATGAAGTCGCTGACCAGAAGCTAGGCCGTATGTTTAGCCGTGATTGGGATAGGCTCAAAGAAGAGGTCTGGCAGGCAACCTATCCTGCCTATCGCGCTAAGATGTATGCTCAAGCAGAACAGGAGGACGCACGATGCGGAATCTAATTGGGATAGCTGCTGGATTACTTGTGATCGTAGGATTTCTTATGGTTTCAGGCTCAGACTTTGAAGAAGCTAAGGCGGCTGAGTTCCGCTACTGCTCAGATGTTGCGATCTGGCGCACTTACCAAATGGCTGACGGCTCAAGCCGCTATGGTCATCCCGACTACAAAGGCATCTATGATGATGTCTGCAAGGAGCTTGAGCCGCATGATCAGCCTTAGACCTCATCAGGTAATCGCAGTTGACGCGCTTAGAGACAGCCTCAAAGCAGGTAACAAGCGAGTTATCCTCAGCGCTCCTTGCTCTATGGGCAAGACGCATATTGCAGCCTACATAGCTGTCAATGCGGCAGCTAAAGGCAAGAAGATAGCTTTCTTTTGTGACAGGTTAAAATTGTTGAGTCAAACCACGGCAACATTTGATTCGCTGGGAGCAAGCTACTCAGTCCTGCAAGCTGGCGATTCGCGCTACAACCCAGATGAAAACATTCAAATTGTCAGTACAGCTACAGCTATCCGGCGCAATCACTTTGTCTATGACATAGCGATAATTGATGAAGCTCATCAGATGTACAAAGGTCTATTAGACCAGATGAAGCGGTTTAACAATATTGTGTATATTGGTCTTACAGCGACACCTTACAGCCGAGGTATGGGAGCAGAAGGCTTATGGCAAGACCTCATAGTGACTACCACTCCGCAAGACCTGATAGATGAAGGCTGGCTCTGTCCTACAGATTACTACCACGGCAGGACGGCAGACACCTCTGACCTCAAGCTCAAGAAGTCTCACACAGGCAACTCAGACTATGACGCTGAGGCTCTGGGAGACCGGATGGCAGAGGATGACACCTTGGCAGGTGACATAGTGGCTAACTACGTTAAGCACTCTGAGAACCTCACTAAGCGAGCTGTGTGCTTCGCTCCTTCCATTGCCTACAGTAAGAATCTTGTGGATAGATTTAACCGAGAGCTGGGTCAAGAGATAGCTGTACACATAGACGGCTATGATGACGAGGCAACCAGACAGCTAAAGTACCAAGACTGTGAAGATGGCGTGTACAAGGTGATGATCAACAGCCGACTCTTGAACACGGGATGGGACGATAGTGGCGTAAGTATCTGTATTGATTGCTATAAAACATTCAGCCTCACTACTTGGATTCAACGCATCGGAAGAATTTGGCGCATCCATCCTGATAAGGAGCGAGCTACAGTGCTAGACCACGCTGGTAATCTCTCTCACTTCGGCGCTTACCCAGAGAGCTTCGTGCCTTCAGAGTTGCATTCAGGCGAAAGAAACTTTGACGAGCGCAAGCAGGTTAAGAAAGAACAGAAAGAGCCTGTAGTCCATCAGTGCAAACAATGCTCAGGAGCTTTCACAGGACTACGCTGTAAGTGTGGATGGGAGTTACCTATAGGTACGCCAACACTCAAGGATGACGGCACACAGCTCGTCAAGGCTGAGAACCTGTCACCTGCCGAGGCGAGGCGTAAGACGCTGACCAAGGAGCAGAAGCAAGATTGGTACTCATCACTGCTGTATTACGGTTACGAGCATAACTACAAGAAAGGCTGGGCGTACCATAAGTATATAGATGCCTTCTCTTGCGCTCCTAATGGCCTGAAGCAAGTAGGCCGAGAACCAATCCCAGAGGCGCTGAGCTGGATCAAGAGCCGCCAGATCGCATGGAGTAAGCGCACATGGTAAATGAATGGTATTCGCCTGTACTAGATAGGCTAGACAAGCTCAAGCAGCTAGGCACTAACAAGTGGACTGCCTGTTGTCCTGTACATGATGACAGCAATCCTTCTATGTCTGTCTCTCTGGCTGACACGCCTGAAGGCCAGAAGCTCCTATTCTATTGTTTCTCTTGCGGTGCAAAAGGTGATAGTGTGGTAGAATCGCTAGGACTCAAAATAGGAGACCTGTTTGAGCGGAACAAAGAATTCACGCCAGACAAAGACTTTCTGCTCAAGAAGACGCAGGAGGCCGATGATTGGCTTATTGTCATTTACGACAGTGCTAAGGCCAAAGGCGAGAAGATTCGCTATAAAGACCATAAAGAGTATGTAGCAGCAATGGCTCGCCGAGAGCTAAGGACTGTGCTAAATATTCCGCAGACCATTATCGAAGTTGATAAAGGAGAGTTTTTGTAATGGCTGAGCGTAGATTTTTAAAGCTAGAGACACATCCAACCTCAATAGTCTTGGAGCGTACTTTCTGGGACACCATTGATAGCCTTGCCGCTTCCGGTAAATGGCAGGATTGGGTAATGGAGAAACTCAAAGACAAGCCGCAGTCAGTAGGCCGCGCTTCTTACCTGAGACAGCTTGCTCATCAATCACTGCTCAATGAGATTCAAATTCTAGAGCTATAGATACTATGATGGATATCGAGGCAGAGAAGAAAAATGGCAAGACCTGAACGAGTGTTTACAGATGAAGAGATAGAAGAGATCAAAGAGCTTGCTCCGGTAATGACTCAAGATCAGCTTGCTGAATATTTCTCTATAACTTCCAAGACCTTACGAGACATCTTCAAAAGAGATGAGCGAGTTTTTACCGCTTATACTAGAGCCAGATACAAGGATGGTGTACTAGCCGCCAAGACACTGCGCGACAAAGCTATTCTTGATAAGGACTTTCCAAGCCTGAAGCTCTACCTGAGTCAGACGCTTGGCTGGACAGAGAAGAGCAGGACAGAGCATACAGGCGCTGATGGCAAGCCTATTCAGATGGATGTTGACACTCACTGGACAATAGAGGTGATGGAATAATGCCACTAGAAAAAGGCAAGAGTAAGAAGACTATCTCCAAGAACATCAAGACAGAGATGGCATCAGGCAAACCGCAGAATCAGGCTATCGCCATCGCAATGGCTAAAGCTAAGAAGAAAAAGAATACTGTGAAGTACGAATAATGCCCAAGATGCAGATACCCAAGAAGATGCTTCCGTTCTTGCAGCCTAAGCGCTACAAGATCTGTATCGGCGGTCGAGGCTCAGGTAAGAGCATGACAATGGGTGATCTGTGTCTACAGGCAGCACAGATGCAGGGAATCAAGACTCTCTGCGCTCGTGAGTTCCAAGCATCAATAGATGACTCCATTCATACGCTGCTGTGTGCTGAGATAGAACGGCTTGACCTGCAAGGCTTTGAGATCCAGCGCAATGAGATCCGCTACAACGGCGAAACTGCATTCAAGTATATCGGCTTAGCAAGATCGCCAGAGAGTGTTAAGTCTTACCACGGCTTCAACCGTGTATTCGTGGACGAGAGCCAGACAATATCAGAGGCCAGCCTCAAGGCGCTTACTCCTACGCTCAGGACGGCAGGCTCAGAGATCTGGATGGCAGCTAACCCAAGGTCAGCGGCTGATCCATTTTTCCTACGATTCGTTAAGCCGTTTGAGAAAGAGCTGCGGCGTGATGGTGTCTACGAAGACGAGCATCACACGATTGTCTGGATGAACCATAATGACAACCCAGCATTCCCAGAGGTGCTAGAGCAAGAGCGAGCCTATGACCAAGCGCATATGTCAGCGGCTTTGTACTCTCATGTCTGGGAAGGCGAGACGTATGACGAGAATGAGGACTCAATCATTCCAGTGGAGTGGTTCTTGTCGGCGGTAGACGCTCATGTGAAGCTAGGCTGGAAGCCAGAAGGCGCCATCATTGCTTCTCACGATCCATCTGATGAAGGCGGTGACAGCAAAGGCTTCACGCTCAGGCACGGCAACGTGATCTTAGATGTGTGTGAGATGGTAACAGGTGATGCAGCGGAAGGTATGGATTGGGCGCTGGACAAGGCGCTGAAGGCTAACGCTGACCACTTTATCTGGGACGCAGACGGTCTAGGTGTCTCTCTCAAGCGGCAAGTAGATCAGGCGCTGTCAGGCAAGAACAAACTCAAGTACAGTATGTTCAAAGGCTCAGAGGCTGCTGAAGACCCAGAGCTGCCGTATACCAGCGGCGGCATCCAGCGAGACAAGACTAACCGAGAGACCTTCAAGAACAAGCGAGCGCAATACTGGTGGCGGTTAAGAGATAGGTTTGAGGCCACGCACAGAGCCGTGATCAAAGGCGAGTATGTGAACCCAGAGGATATGATCAGCCTATCCTCGGACATTGCAGTGCTAGACCAGCTACGCGCTGAGGTCTGCCGCATACCACTTAAACGCAACAACGCTGGTAAGATACAGATACTGAGCAAGATAGAGATGGCTAAGCCTCCCTATCGGTTGCCGAGTCCAAACATGGGTGATGCGCTTATGATGTCGTTGCATAGTCCCAAGGTAATAAACCAACAGAAGGTTGTTCTAAACTTCTCAGGATGGAAGCATGGATAAGTACGAATACGAGAAAGACTCCAAGAAAGAGTATGGCGAGGACACCTATGACTCTTCAAGCTATGAAGATCACGAGTATGTGTCTAACCTTCTGTCTGCTTCTCAGGAGGCTGACCAAGACCTGCGAAACAATGGGCGCGAGGCTGCGTTGTTTGTGGATAAGCGTGATGGTCAATGGGAACCCTACTGGTACAGCAATGCGAAAGAGTCCAAGTCTCCGCGCTACAGCTTTGATATGGTTAATCCGATCATTGATCAGGTTTGCTCGGAGATTGACCAAGCCTCCTTTGATGTCTCTGTCTCTCCTGCTGGCGGCAACAGCACCAAGGATATAGCCAACACCTACTCAGGCATTGTTCGCAACATTGAGTCTATGTCTGATGCTAGTGAGGTCTACAACCACGCAGCTCGTACTATGGTGACCACTGGCTTCGGCGCTTGGCGCGTTGTGCATAAGTATGTGAGTCAGGATAGCTTTGACCAAGACCTGTTCATTGAGCCTATTGGCAATGCGCTTGACCGAGTATGGTTTGATCCTGCGGCAGAGAAGCAAGACAAGTCAGACTCACGCTATTGCTTTGTCCTTCATGCTGTTGGTAGGCAAGAATATGACAGACGCTTTCCTGAAGGCTCTGGCGAGTCAGTAGATGAAGGCCGTGATGGCGAGGCTTACTACGACAAGGCTGAGGTCGTGGTGATTGGTGAGCTGCTGTACTGCGAAGAGGAAGAGCGCGAGCTGGTCATGATGTCTAATGGGCAGGTTCATGAGTTCAATGATGACTTTAAGAAGATAGCTGATGAGCTGAAAGCTATTGGAGTGACAGAAGTCCGTAGGCGTAAGCGGGTCAAGAAAGAGGTATGTTCACGGTTATTTGACGCTAGCGATTGGCTGGAGGAAAAGAAAGAGACAGTCTTCAACATGATTCCGGTGATACCTATATTTGCCAACTACAAGATCTTTGAGAACAAGACGATCTTCTGGGGACTCGTTGAGAAGCTCATGGACTCGCAGAGAGTGCTGAACTACTCAGTCAGCCGTGAGGTTGCAGAGACTAGCCTTGCGCCACGGTCTAAGTATTGGATGACAATGGGGCAGGCGGCAGGCCACGAGGATTCATTGCAGACGCTGAACACTAACCACGATCCGGTGCAGTTCTTCAACGTAGACCCAGAGTTCCCGCAAGTGCCTCAACAGCAAGGCGGCGCAAAGATCAACCCAGCGCTACGCACAATGTCTGAGTCTATGCGCGGTATGATTACCTATGCCTCCGGTATGTTCAGCAGCAACATGGGCGACAATCCACAGAATCAGTCTGGCGTTGCGATTAACGCGCTACAGAACAAAGGCGATAACTCTACGATCAAATACTTCAAAGCCTTGGAGTTTGGCATTCGTGCCACTGGTCGTGTCTTGGTATCTGCCATCCCTGAGATCTATGACTCAGCGCGTACTGTAAGGCTGCTGAAGGAAGACAACACCTATGACGTTGCAGACATCAACCAGAAGGTCATAGACCAGCAGACAGGCGATGTGGTGACTGTTAATGATCTGTCAGTCGGCAACTACGATGTGCAAGTCAAGGCTGGTGCGAGCTTCAAGAACCGCCAACAAGAGACGATTGAGACAATCATTGAGATTGCCAAGGTTGATCCTACGATCCTACAGATCGCTGGCGATGTGTTGCTGGACAACGTGGCTACGGCCTCGGCTCAGCAAATCTCTGACCGAAAACGCGCACAGATGATAACTGCTGGCCTGATACCGCAAGAGCAGATGACTCAGGAAGAACTAGCGGCAGCACAGCAGCAGCAAGGCGAGCCACAGCAAGATCCGAACATGGTTCTGGCAATGGCTGAGCAGATGAAAGCTGAAGCCGAGATGATGCGAGCGCAGATAGAGCAGGCCAAGCTCCAGAACGAGCAGATGAAACTACAACTGGAAGCGCAGAAGCTCCAGACGCAGATGCAAGGCGATCAGGCTGACAACCAGATAGACATCTTCAACGCTGAGACTAAGCGCATGGATACTGAGATCAAAGCTCAGCAGGCTAATGCCACGGTCAATCAGTCTCAGGTTAAGTCTGTAGGTGATCAGCTAGACAACCAAGAGAAGATGGCTGACATGATGGATAGGCAACGCGCTGACGCAGAGAGGCAGCGAGCTGAGGCTCAGCGCAGAGCAATGAGATATATGTCTGACTCCGAAATAGCGAGAATGCAGAATGGCATCTGATTCAGAAATAGCAAGAGAGGAGCAACAATTTAGGTTAAATCGCAGAAGGCAAGCTACGTCTGCGCTTGACAATATTGCTCAGTTTAACTCAGCAGTTGTTGACGGAACGCTAGGACTTGCTGACCTTGGCGCTCAAGGAGTAGCTGGCATCTCCAACATGATTACAGGCCGTAACGACCGTCCTGTGATGCTAGGTCAGCGAGCCAAGTCTGCGCTTAACGTAGAGTCCGATCCGAATTCAATAGGCTATGTAGCTGGAGCTGTAGCTCCCGCCGTTGTCGCTGGCACAGCAACAGTTGCTGGAAAAAGCGTGTCTGCTCTTAATAACTTCTTTGGTAGAACTTTATCTGAGCTTAGCGCCTACTTCGGCGGCGAGGCTGGCGCTCAGATAGGCCGTGAGTATGGCGGCACAGGAGGCGAGATAGTCGGCGGCTTGGTAGGCGGCATGGCTGCTCCTAATTCTCCTAGAGCTGACATATTTGCTGGGCCGTCTTCAAGGACTGCTGACCAAGAAGCGCTGTTCAAAGCGAATCAAATGGAAAGACAAGGTGCTTCTCCTGAAGAGATTAAGCAGGCCACAGGATTCCAAAAGAACCTTGATGGCGAGTATATGTACTGGTTACCAACTAATGAAAGTCGTTTCGACTATGACGCTGCAAAAAGTTTTGTTGGAGAGGTAGAGCCAGAAGAGCTGTATTTCAATTTACAAGCTAGAGCTGAGCCTAAAATTGTAAAGCTCGAAGATATATATGATGATCCAAATGTTTACGCAGCTTACCCAGATTTAAGAAATATGAATGTAGCTTTGAAAAACTCAGAAAGTCAATATGCTGGGAGAGCATCATACGATAGAGCAAATGATAAAATTATGCTGAATATGGGAGCGCCAGCTATGCTTCCTGAAGACGCTGCTTCATACGCTAAATATAACCCAGATATGGAAAATATGCTTGGAGCTGACTCAAGTTTAATACACGAAGTTCAACACGCAATTTCAAACAGAGAAGGAAGGTCAAGAGGAGGAAGTCCAGAAGGAGCAAGGACGAGTTTGGATACGGCAAGAATTACGGAGCAAATACCTTACCGTGAAGACGCTACTTTCAATCTTTACGCAAAAAGCAATTTAGATAATATAAACAGAATCAATGAGATGAGAGATTTTGAAAGGTTTGCTAATACTGCAAGCGCTGACGAAATAGACGCAAGTGAATTTTTTCAGCTTAACTCAAGAGGCATTAAGCAAGACTTCCTAAACCAGAGCTAGAAGATTTTGATGGTGATATTAAAATGTTTCAAAGAGAAAGCTCTGAATGGGCAAGCAATGCTAGAGATTATGCTGTAGAACAATATATTAAAAACAAGAGTTCCTCGGCACAATTCCGTGACTTAGTTAATGCAAGTGATGAGGAAATAGCTGCGGCTACAGCAAAAAACGTAGACGAGCTGAACAGAACTAATGATGCCGCTCGGATTAGCAAAGAAATAGAAGATAAATATAGAAGATTGAGTGAGGAATACAACCCGAATCAGTTATATATGCTTATGAATGATGAATATCTAGCTAGAACTACTCAAAGATTTAGAGACGATACTCGCTCAAGCAGAGACTTTCCTTTATATCGAGATGCTGAAGGAGCAGACGTAAATACTGATGATTTGTGGAATAATCCAAATCTCAAGTAAATTATGTTGCTTTTAACCAAATTGTGGTATATTTGACCACTAGCGCACTCCACGCTTTCATGGAGGCACGGAACGTCACCGTTTATTTGACGGCATTACAGTAGGTATAAGATGCAACCAGAAGATATGGTCGATGAGGCTTATGAGCTTGAAGACGTAGAAACTGTAGATCAGGAAACTGATTCCGCCTCATCAACGGATACTGGTGAAGACCAAGAGCAATCCACTAGACCTGTTTTTAGTGAAGAACAGCAGAAGGTTTTTGATAAGGCTATAAGCGAGAAGACTTGGAAGGCGCGAGAAGCAGAGCGTCAGGCCGAGGATTACCGCAAGCGCCTAGAAGAGCTAGAAGCTAGGATTCCCAAAGAACAGCCGCCAGAAGTGCCGAATGTGCCTGATTTCTATAGTCTTTCTGATAGAGAGATACAGGAGCAGCTCAGACAGCGCGATCAGGCGATTGCTAAGCGAGCAGAGTTTGAGGCTAGGCAGCAGGCCATGCAAGGTCAGCAGCTAGAATTACAGCGTCAGCAGCAAGCAACGGCAATTAGTGAGCAGAATGCGAAGATCGCAACCTACGCAGAACGCTCTAAGAAGCTCGGTGTAAAGACTGAAGATCTGCAAAGCGCAGCAAACAAGATAGGTCAGTTTGGGATAAACCCAATGCTGTCTAGTCATTTGATTGATTTAGATGATGGAAGTCTTGGAACTCTGTACTTAGGTCAGAATCTCTTAGAGTTAGATAAGCTGGCGAATATGCCTGCAAATCAAGCGTTGCTGTATTTAGATCAGACCATTATGCCAAAGGCTAGAAAACTTAAACCTAATGTTAATGCCGCTCCTGATCCACTAGACACGCCAAGAGGCGCTGGGGTAAGTCCCAAGGCTGGTGGCCCTAAAGGAGCAACTTTTGAATGAATAAGGTGATCCAATCATGGCTAATAATCTCAATAGTAACGTCACACGGAAAGTCGCTCGTGTATTCCTAGATGCCTTTGAGGCTTCTCGTGTAGTAACAAAGACTGTCAACACTCAGTTGCTGGCAGGAAAGTTCAATCCTTCAAGC